TTATCCGTAACATCACACCATCTGTAATCACCTGATGCATGTTTGAGTAAACCTTGCACACCCTGGCGCAAAGGTACCCTAACGGTTTCGGCCACGATTGTGTCGAAAGTTCGTGATATATTGGTTCGATTGATCAACACTTGATTGTTGTTGTAATTGAGATCTGTATCACCGTGACCATTTAATATTGAAAATGTCGCTGCATTTCCAACTGGTGGCTGTAAAGATAACCCTAACTTGTTTATCATCAATGATCCTGAGTTGTTCATAGTTGATCCTGTATAGATAATGCGATATGCTATTGTTACAATACGTGCTCGCGCTGCTTGCAAATACGTTGGAAATTTGTTGTACTGCCCGGCAGTATCATTTCTAGTTAGCAGCATATTCTCATATTGCGTGCAACATATTGGATGATACAAATTCGGGTCACCATTATGATGAGTTGGATGATTTCCGTTAACCAAATAAGTCGTATCTGTGTTGGTTGGCGTCTGAAACCAAATGATTTGTGGTAGTGTCGGTGCCACCACGATGTTAATTTGGCCAGTATTACCCATTTTAAACGACGTTATTTGACGATGATCCACGACTAATCTTTTTGCATCTGTGTCATCTGGTATCCCGATTCCGTTTGAAGCTTGAAAAGGTTGTAATCTGCATTGAATATACGGATTTATTACTCGACTCATTGCTTTTGATGTGCCTTTGGAATTGACTTTTTGATTCTTAGCTGATGCTAATCGTTGTTTACGTGTGTTAAGGAAAGATCTGTAGGCTGGTGTCATTTTACCAAACTGCGGCTGTGGTTTATTGACGAAGACGGTTGTTTTGAGTTGTGTTGTAGTACGACGCTTAGGTTTAGCTGGTGTAACACGTCGTGTTGTTGTTCGGTTGAGAAATGTTCGATTTCGTATGATTTTAGACATTAATATATTTAAAGAAAAGTATAATAAAAGAACTAACTATTATTAAAATAAAAGTGATTAAAATGAAGAAAGAAATTTTAAATGAAGAAAGATTTTGTCTTGCTTGATTAAATATAAATTAGAGACTGTTGTATTTATGATATGTATTTATTCTGCAAACTGATTGTATCGTAGACCAAATCAGCGCTATCAAATGTTTCAATAATGTAATCCTGTTTTGGACCTAATTTGGAATCTTTAACTATATTATGTGCGTATTTCCAAATGGCATACAATTCGTCTGACGTAATATTAATGCCATTATGATTATAATATGTTCTTGCATATTCCAAACCAAGGTTGAGTGAATTTTGATCCCTCACAACAGTTAAACATTCTGCTAAATTTAATTTGGCTTCATTGAACTTTTCGTCGCTTGCGTGTATGTTTGATATTATGCGACTAATTCTTCTCAATAAATCTGGAAAGAATCCAGTTGGTGTCACGAAGTTGCAAATGAATTCACCAACTGGTGTCTCATCTATTTTTAGGTTGAATCCAAAGAGTTTTGCTAGATCTTTACCACCTACACTCTCTAGTTTTGATAATGTTCCAGCGTCCCAGCATTTGACTTTACCCCAGCCCCTTGCCAATATATAAGTGTCATCTCCTTTAAATGCTGCGAATTTCAAATCCTTGAATGTAAAACACGCTCCATTGGCGCCCATAGTTAATTTAGAATTACCATGAATCGTGTCTGATGATCCTGAATGTTGCATTAGATCATTGTAGATTGTGAAATTCTCACCGTCCTTCTTATTTGTTTGCCTCCAATGCATATACGTGTCGAAATACCTCTCGACTACAACTGGATCTACACCCATGCCGATGTAATCAACGCATTTCCATAAAAGCACTACAAGTGAATGTGATGTATCATGTTCGCTAAAATCAGTGCATAAGTGCTTGTAACCCCCTGCATTGATGTATGAGCCTATGCTTTTAGCAAACCTTTGTCCTATATTCATATCGGATTCGTTGGTTGCATATATTGCTGTGAATCCTTTGGTTTCTGGTGTTGCCATCACTTTGTTCAATTCTTGATTTATAAATCTTGTGTATGCTGCGAAATAAAGCGTTAGATGTTTATTCCATGACGTAACACCTTGACCCGCTTTATATGTACTTTTAAAGTCTATAGGGTTTTGATCGCCTTCACCTCTTTTAAAGTTGTTCAAATACTTGAGTAGTTCATTAACCTTATAACAATTACCTTCCTTTTTGCGATGTTCATAGAGTTTTGCTCCTTTAATCGGGGTGGCTTGAAATTTAGGTTGATCTTTCATGAAGCACTCTATTCCCATTTTGAAATCTTCAGCTAAATGTTTGATGCTATTCCAGGTTTTTGCGTCAAATGATTTTTCATTTAGTGATTTGATATATTCATTAGCGTGATAATTGATTTCTTCGACGCTTGGTGACATGGCTTCATAATATTCCTCTATATCATTGAATCTCGTGAACTTTATGAATCCATTTTGAAGAACTCTAATGGGTCCTAAAAGAAGTTTGAATGCTTTTTCTTTACGATGATCCGCTAACTGTGCGTACCTAGTTATGCCAGTTTGTAATGTTTTGAGTTTATCTTTAATGTTGTAGTAACGAACATATGAGCGTTGTGCTAATCTGTGCCCATACTTCTGTAATCTTGGTTGTATGATATACCCGTTACTAATTCTAATTTTGGCTTTATTGGTTTGACCTGCGAAATTGAACTTAGGTATGCTAGGTAAAGCTGCATCCCGGGCTTCAATTATCATCTCGCCATCTGCACTCAAACCATTTCTTATCAAAATATCTTCAACTTGTGATATATCCACACTAAAATTATCATCAGCAAAATCCATGACGGTGTCCATTCGATCTTTAGTTGGTTTCATGTGAATATCAGTAAATGTGTGTACATTGGCCAATTGTAATTGTACATCTATCAAACCACCCATGTAGTTCAAATAACGTTTACCGACTTCATCATCATCTGTTGTTATTATTTTAAGCTCTTCCTTGTGTCTAGTCATCGCCACATAAGTATACTCATAATCTTCTATAAGATTATTCTTGATTATATCGCCATTTATGTACAGTATGACTTTATCATAAGTGCTACCTTGCGATTCATGAATGGTTGATGCAAGATGGTGATCCTGTTTGAATTCATGTTTGTTCTTCTGTTCTAAACTTATGAAATGATACTTATTTTTCTTACAATAATGTTGTATTTGGCTTAAATCTTTAACTGTATTAAATGTAACTTTGTCCTCCTTATCTGAAGTAATATCACAAGGAAAATGACCTTTGCAAATTTGATTGATTAATTTGCAAGTTTGTTTACCAAATCTCAGAGTTTTACTGTTTTTCCAAGGTATTTTATAACTCATCAAATCATCATGTGTGAAGGTTTTGGAGAAATTCTTCAACATAATTTGATAAGGATCACCCATAAGTGTTACACTATTGTAACCTCCTATAAGTGTTAGGAGATAAAAGTAACCTTTGGGTAATAAAGTGTATTCGTCCATATATAATTT